CGATATGTTTGATGAGCTCGATTTCAACAAGTGGATTGAGGATGCGAGATACCCGTCTGTGCGAAAAGAAATGCTCCGAACGGAGTATGCGAAGGGACCTGACCCCAGAACATGGTGCAGGTGTTTGTCCTTTATCAAGCGTGAGTTCTATGTGGAATTTAAAGATCCTAGAACAATTAACTCACGTGTTGACAATTACAAGGTCTTTGCTGGGCCTTGGATATCAGCCATCGAAAAGGACTTCACTCAACGCTGCAAATCCTTTGTGAAAGGGATGACGCCACAGGAAAGAGCTGAAGCTGCTTATGAGAGAGTACGTGGTGCTGCATTAATGTTTAACACTGATTTTAGCCGCTATGAATCTCAGATGACGTCTGAGGTTATACGCGACATTGAGTGCCAGTTATACCGTCGATACGGTATGCCAGAGGAGTTGCTCGCTCCTCTTTATGGAGTAAATCAGTGTTCAATGACGGGTTGTTCATATCATGTCCGAGGCACAAGAATGAGTGGAGATATGAACACATCAATCGGCAATGGATTTGTTAATCTTATGGTTAACAAGTTTGTTGCTGAGACGAATGGCGCGCGCATCAAAGGAGTCGTTGAGGGAGATGATGGGCTTTTTGCTTGTTATGGGCCTTTACCTGATGCACTTGATTATGCCAAACTTGGGTTTAAGATCACTATTGATGCGCTGGATAACATCGCGCAGGGTGACTTTTGCAGCGCGAAGATTTTTGAATTAGAATCTGGCCAAGTTTGGGCATTGCAAGATCCTCGACGAGTTCTTCTACGGGCAGGATGGTCCTTTAATTGCCCGTACAAAGCGACTGACAAATTTAGACATGAGCTCATGGTTGCCAAAGCTATGTCCATTGCTTCAAATTGTCCGTCGTGCCCATTAATCAGTGCGTATTGTACGAAATACTTAGGTACAGCAAGATTTTCATCTAATCAGCATCGAGACAAATCTGATGCTGATTACTGGTACAAACGCACGTTCTCATGTGATGACATCATACATCCAAAGCCAATTCACCGTAAGATCTTTCATGAGGTTTACGGAATCGATCCCGAAAAGCAAATTGAATTGGAGCATTACATGAGTGAAAATGATGACCTTGACCAC